CTAATTTCCCACTTTAGTTTTGAATAAATAGTTTAATTTGTTTACAGATGTATCTTTGGTTTTTGGTAAAACTGCAAGATACATTTCAGTTGATGAAATTTTTTTATGTCTTAATAACTTCATAATTGTATATAAATCCACACCATTTAATAATAACATTACAGCAAAAGTATGTCTTAAATCATGAAATACTCTATATACAAATCCATCATTTTCTTTCATTAGATTCTCTATTATTTTCTTAAATACTTTTTGCAAATCCTTTTTATCTATTTGATGCCCATTAGCAGTAAATACATATTCGGATGTTCTAGGAAGATTAATTAATAAATTATAGATAAAATCTGACATAGGTATAATATCAATACTACTTTCAGTTTTTGGTGTGCCATCTTTGGTTTTATATCCAGTTTTTTGTCCTTCTTCGTTAAATACTGCGACACGAGTAGTATTATTTTTTACATAGATTTCTTTATTATCAAAATTAAGATTAATCCATTTCAAACCTACAATTTCGCCTTCTCTCATTCCAGTACCAAGAGCAAAGTCCACCACCTTTTCGTATTTGTTTCCAATAAATGCTTTTCTTAATAATTCTATTTCATCATCTTTGAAGTATTTAAAAGGTAGTTTTTGCTTTTCTATAATAGAATCAACATCCATATCTTTATCCCTAGGAATTTTTACTAATCCTTTGTTACATGGATTTTTTCCAATAAAACCTTCTTTTTCACAATATCCATAAAATTGCCTCAACAATTTATGAACATCTTCAATAGTCTCTGAGGATCTTTCTTTTTTGAAAAGTGAATTATAGAAATCCTGGACAACAATACTAGATATACTTTTTATAGGTATATCAGAAAACTCAAATGGTTTTATATGATTTCTGTAAGTGCTTTCATAAGATTCTAAAGAAGAATCTTTTAAATCATGTGTTTTTATGGAGAAAAGCCATTTATGTAATAAAATTTTTGTAGTTACATCTTTTGTTTGTATTACACCTATTTCAGCTTCTTTTTTTCTTTCGTAATATTGTTCTTCTGCATCAGATTTGTTTTTTCCATAAAAGTCTTCATATTTTCCATTTATTTTTCTATGAATCCTAAAGTAAGGAACACCATTTTTGACGCAGTTAGTTTTTACTGCCATGAAAATACCTCCATTTTTCTTTAATTTATTTTATATAAACACTTGAAAAATGAAGGTTTTTTGTATATAATACAAAAAGTAATCACTTTTCAAAGTGGTTATGCTCTGGATAATGTGTGTCGTCTCGCAAATGAAACACATTATCCTTTTTTATATTTTAGTTATTTTTCCGCAATTTTGACAAACAATAACGGATTTAGTTTTACTTCCTTTTTTAGTAAGTATTGGAATTAGTAATGCAATTCCACAAGTGCAAAGTGCCAACAAGATCCATATAATAGACATTATAATTCCTCTTTTCTTTTGTTTTTCTACAGCTTGAACTGTAACATTAGTGCTGTTACAATATTTACATTTTAACATTTATTTCACATCCCTTCTTATTTAAAAGCACTTTCATTTTCTGCCTTAACAACTTTTCCTAATATTGTAATTTCATTATAAATATTTTCTATTGAAACATAAGTTGTTTTGCAACAAGTATTCATTGCAACCAACTGATAAGTATTATTTTCTTCATCTAATACTATTTTTCTTATTGTATTTTTTCCATTTAATTTTAAAAGATAAGTTCCTTTATTTTTATTATCTGTAGTATCAATTTTATTTTGTTTATATATGAGAGCAATATCTCCAACATCTAATAAAGGAAACATTGAATCATCTTCAGTAATAAATTCAAAATAATTATTATTTTCACAACTACCTTCAATTAAATCAGAAACATTTATATTTAAATAATCTGCTAAGAGTTGTACTTTATTCATTCTGGGCAATCGTGTACCATTACACCAACTTGAAATAGCAGATTTATTTATATCTAAATCATTAATAATATCAGTTTGAGTTTTTCCTTTTAGAGTCATATAATAATTTAAATTCTTAGAAAATAATTTTTTATATTTGTCATCCGTCATATTTTAAAACCTCGCTTTCTCTACATTTGCCTATATTATAATACTAAAAGTAGAAAAAAGCAATAAAAAAGTTTAAAAAATTCTACTTTTAGTATTGACATTCTACAAAAAGTAGAATATAATGTGGACAAATCAAGAAAGGAGTGAAGAGAAATGGAAAGAAATTTACAAATAACATTAACGGCGGCAAGAGTTAATGCAGGTTATTCACTAGATGAGGTAGCAAAAGAAATGAAGAAAACAAAAGGAACTATTATTAATTGGGAAAAAGGAAGAACTTCAATGAAGATAGCAGAATTTGAAGACCTTTGTAAATTATATAATATTGCAAAGGATTATATTATTTTGCCTACAACTCTACAAAAAGTAGAATAAAAAGGAGGAAAAAATATGAATAAAATAAAAAAAATGCGAGACGACACACAAAATAAGGAGGAAATAAAATGGAGGAATGGATTAGTTTAACAGAATATATGAAACGATTTCATATAGGATACAAAGAAGTAAAAAAAATGATAGACAACAATGAACTTGAATATAAACAATCAGATGGTGGCCATTTTAGAATAAAAATTGGTGGTAATACAGTAAGCCGAGAATTATACGAAAGTGAAAAAGAAAAAAGAATACAAGCAGAAACAAAACTCGAATTATTGAAAAAAGTTTTGGTAGGAGGAAAATAAATATGAAAATTACAAATAGAAGAAAATTTATAACAAGAATATTAGATTTAATAGTTATATTATGTACAAGCATAGTAACACCTGCAGCAATCAATTATGCAACTTTAGAAAGAGGACATCAAGCATTTGGAGGAGAATATTTAATTCCAATAATAGGATTTATAATTGTAATGATTATTGAAACAGTATATGAGGAAAACAACAGGAGGTAAGTATGAATATAAAACAATATGTCAAAAGTTTATTTATCATATATAGATATAACAACATGAGAACTACATTAAGAATTATGAAAAATAATTTACAACTTTTGAAAGGAGGGAAATAATATGGGATATCAAAAAATTAAGGATCTTATTTCAGACATTGACGAATACCATAATGAAGCTGAATTAAGAGAAATACTACAAGAGATTTTATTCATCTGTGAAGAAAACTTAAAAAATGAACCATCTACCGACAGCCAAATCGAAAAATAGATGATTCACAAAAATATTTATATAAATACTTCTTATGTAATTGTAACATAAAAAGTTAGAAAGGACAAGAAAAATGGAAAATTTAAAAATAGAAAAAGGAAAAAATTATACATACGAGGAAATTAAAAAGGTTTTCAATAATGCAATGAAAGAGACTATTAATAACCCTTTTGGAAAAATAGAGGATAAAGAAGCAAAAGAAAAAACAGAAGATCCTATTTTTCAGCTTAATACTATGTTAGCTGGAATGGTTGTATTACATACAATGAAAGATAATATGTTTGTCAAGGAGGAAAAAAAAGATGAGTAATTTATACCAATTAACAAATGATTATGAAACTGTATTAAATATGCTATATGACGAAGATGCTGATGAAGAAATGATACTTGATACATTAGAAGCGATAGAAGGAGAAATTGAAGATAAAGCCGATAACTATGCAAAAATTATAAAAGAACTAGAGGCTAAACAAAATGCTAGAAAAGAAGAAGCAAAAAGATTAACTGAAAGTGCAAAGGTATTTGAAAATAGAGTAAAAGCCTTAAAAAGTAACTTATTTAACTCAATGAAGGCAACAGGAAAAACAAAATTTGCAACTGATTTATTTAGTTTTAATATAGCAAAAAATGGTGGAAAACAAACTTTAACAATAGATGGAGAAGTACCTGAAGAATATACAAAAACGATTACTGAAAATGATACAGATAAAATTAGACAAGCACTAGAAAAAGGAGAAAAATTAACTTTTGCTCATTTTGAGCCAAGAGGAGAAAGTTTGAGAATTAAATAATGGAAGGAACAATTATTTTAAAATACAGCAGTTGCTGTGAAGACTTTATAAATATATTACTACAGAATGGTTATAGTCTGTCAATGGAACTTATAGACAATAATCAGAACATAAAGATTTTATATTGTAAATAGGAGGAAAAATAAAATGGAAGAAAATAAAGTTATATTGTCATTAGACAAATATATAGAAATGTTTGAAAAAACTAAAAAACTAGAAAATCAATTAAGTCAATTGGGAAGTTTAATTTTAAACTATACAGAATTAAATGATAAAAAAGAAGATTTGAGAATAGATGGATATGATATGAAATATGGAAGAACTTTAGATCTTATTAAAGAAATTTTCCCTAATGAATATGAAACAAGACTTAAAGCATTAAAGGAGGATGAGGAATAATGGGAATACCAGTTTTAATTTTAGGAGAATCAGGCAGTGGGAAAAGTTGCAGCTTAAGAAATTTTGAGAAAGACGATGTTGCTATATATAACATAGCAGGAAAGCCACTTCCATTCAAGAAGCACTTAAATAAAGCAGATAATGTTACATATTCGCAAATAAAAAGCAATATGCAAAAAGGACTTTTTAAAACTTATGTAATAGATGATTCGCAATATTTAATGGCCTTTGAAATGTTTGATAGAGCCAAAGAAGTAGGCTACAACAAGTTTACAGACGTAGCATTAAATTTTAGAAGTCTTGTGGATTTTGTAATAAAAGGAACACCTGCAGATACAATAGTATATTTCTTACATCATACAGAAACAACAGACACAGGAAAAATAAAAGCGAAAACATCAGGAAAAATGCTAGATAATCAACTTACATTAGAAGGGTTATTTTCAATAGTTTTACTTTGTAAAACTGATGGACAAGAACATTATTTTGAAACTCAAAGTGATGGATATAGTACTTGTAAAAGCCCTATGGGAATGTTCGATTTAAAAATAGATAATGACTTAAAAATGGTAGATACAACAATAAGAGAATATTATGAACTTAACAAAAAGGAGGAAGCAAAAGATGAGCCTACAAAGAAAAATTGAAAGAACTCAATTAAAACAACAATGGAAAGAACACAACAAAGGAATAGCAAAAAGATACAGATCAGATTTTAAAGGATTTTGGTCATGGTTTCAAAAGAGAAAGAGAGGTGAGAAGTAATGGTAGTTATGATAACGAGTGAAGAATATAAGGAATTAGTAATAAAAGCTAATAAATATGATGAATCTCAAAAAGTAAAACCTGAAAATGCAAAAGCAGAGGAAAGAATTGACACAGTAGAAATAAAAAAAGTTACACCTGAAGAAATGGGCAAAATATTTGATGAATTAAAAAATAAAGTTTTGGGAGGTAATGAATAATGGCAACAAGAAATACATTATTTCAAAAACCTATTGTAGAAATAGACCAAGATAGATATGAAGAATTAATTAGACATGAAATACAATATGAACAATATAAACAGCAAGCAGACGAAGCAATAAGAAATATTGTTGAAACAAATATAGACATTAAAATTATAAATGAAAGTGAGGATAAATAATATGGAAAAACCACAAGGATATGATGAGGCACAAGCCTTTGGAGAATTTGAAACAATACCTGCAGGAGGATATAAATGCTTAATAAAAAAAGTAGTTTGTGAAAAAACACAGGCAGGAAAAGAATATTTAAAAATAGGATTTGATATTGCTGAAGGAGAATATAAGGATTTTTATCAGAAAAAATTTGCAAATGATGCAAGACCAGAACCAAAGTGGAGTGGTATTTGGACTGTATTCACAGAAGGATATAATCCAGGAACTACTAATCCTAAATTTAAGGGATTAATAACTTCTGTAGAAGCTTCTAATACTGGATTTAAATTCAACTTTAATGAGCAAGAATTAGTAAATAAAAAAGTAGGACTTGTATTTAGAGAAGAGGAATTTGAGGGACAAGATGGACAACTACACACAAGTGTAAAACCATTCTTTGCAGTATCATACGATAAAGCTGAAGAAGCAAAAATTCCAGCACCAAAGAAATTGGCACAAAAAGGTGAGGCATTCGATGATTTTTCAACAAATGTAGCAGATAATGACGATTTGCCATTCTAGGAGGTACAAATGAATTTGATAAGAGAAGTTAAGGAAAGAAGCGATATAGTAAAAGTTGCAGAATATTATGGGTTAAAACTAGATAGGTCGTATAAGTGTATATGTCCATTTCATAGGGAAAATACACCATCACTTTCAGTATCTCCATCTAAGCAAATATGGAAATGCTTCGGATGTGGAAAGGGTGGAGATGCAATTTCTCTTGTATCAGAATTATTAAATGTAAATGCACTAGAGGCTGCAAAAAGTATTAATCATACTTTAGGATTGGGATTAAATGACCAGGCAAGAACAAATTATTTTGAATTAAATAAATATAAAGAAAAAAGAAAAACAGAAGAAATGTTTAAGCAATGGGAAAATAAAACATTGCAATTGTTATGCGATTATTTACATCTAATGTGGCACTGGGAAGAAGAAAAAACTCCCAAGTTTCCTGAAGATGAAATAGACGAACTATATATAGAAGCATTGCATAACAAAGACTATATTGAATACATCATAGATTGCATTTTTATTGACGGAACTATTGATGATAAAATATGGTTTTGGAAACACGAAAAAAAGGTGGTGAGCAGAGTTGAATCAAGAGTTAGAACTTTCAGAAAAATTAATGAATGAAGGATTTACACCTTTTGGGGAAATTGATGAATTAACAAAAGATAAAATTTTAGGAAGAGAAGTATTTGAATATATTTTTTCAATAGATAATTCGATTGCTAAAACAGAATTGATAATAAAATTAGAAGATAAAGCAAGAGAACTTGGAATAATAAGAAGTTTTGATAAATTATTAAAGGCATACCAAACAGAATTTGCTCAAAGATATAAACAAAAGGGAAGTAATATCATTCATTTTACACAACCACCAATTGAAGGTCTAAAGTGTGGAAAATGGGAGTGTGAGGATTCAGGTGTAACAAAAAGTACAATGGGTGCAGGAATGATACCACAGACAATTATTGCTTGCCCTCATCCTATACTACCAGTGGAAAGACTGATTAATGTAGACTCAGAAACTGAAAAAATTAAATTAGCTTTTTTCAAAGATGATAAATGGCAGTACATAACAATTGAGAGAAGTATGGTAGCAAATAAATCTAATATTATCCAATTATCAGACAGAGGTGTAGAAGTAAATTCGGAGAATGCAAAAGATCTGGTTTCATATATTGCTGATGTTGTATCATTAAATGCAAAGGAAATACCAGTAAGCAGAAGTACAGACAGGCTTGGATGGATAGAAAATGAATTTGCACCTTATGTGGAAAATCTTAAATATGATGGAGATATGGCATTTAAAGATGTATATGCTAGCATAAAAGGAATTGGAAAATATGAAGATTGGAAAGATGTGTGTAGAAAAGTGAGAAAGCAAAGTAAAATTGCTCATATATTATTGGCCGCATCATTTGCTAGTACACTTAATCAAAAATTGGGAGTATTGCCATTTGTGGTACATATATGGGGAGGAACAGGAGCAGGAAAAACAGTAGGATTGATGCTTGCAATGTCTATTTGGGGGAATCCTGAAGTAGGGAAAATGGTAAGAACATTAAATGCAACACAAGTAGCATTAGCAAGATATGCAGCTTTTGTACATGATATTCCATTTGCAGGAGATGAATTACAAACCATAAAAAATAGATGGGATAGCTTTGATAATCTAGTAATGTACTTAACTGAAGGTGTTGATAGAGGCAGAGGTAAAGCTTATGGTGGTATTGAAATATTAAAGGAATGGAATTGTTGTTTCTTATTCACAGGAGAAGAACCAATCACAAAAGCAACTTCTGGAGGAGGAGTAAAAAATAGAGTTATAGAAATTGAGGCAACAGAAAAGGTTATTGAAGATGGTAATTACATTAGTAATTTTGTAAGGAAAAATTATGGATTTGCTGGGAAAGATTTTATAAAGAATCTTCCTGGACAAGAAGAATTGCAACAAAGATACAGAGAAATATTTAAGGAAATATTAGAAAAAACTGATACTACTGATAAACAAGCAATGGCGATGGCAACAATACTTTTAGCTGATGAAATATCTACAAATCTGATATTTAAGGATGAAAAATTAAATATAGATGATGTAAAGAATTGGCTAACAAGTTCAAAAGAAGTAGATGTTAGTACAAGAGCTTATGAGTGGACTATGAACTGGATTTCTCAAAATATAAATAGATTTAAAGAAAATGAAAATGGAGAAATTTGGGGTAAATATATAGAAAACGAAGATCTATGTTTAGTAAACAAAAGTGTTTATACAGAAGCTTTGAATAAAGCAGGTTTTGACTTTAACGCAGTAATAAGAAATTTTGCAGATAGAAATCAAATAGAAAGAAATTCACAAGGAAAGTTTACACACTTTACGAAAGCATTTGGAATAAAGGGAGCATACATAAAATTTAGATTAGAACCTGAAAAGTCAGATATTGCTTATGAAGAAAATTATGAGCAATCAAATTTAGAGGACTTGCCATTCTAAAGTCTAACCTAATTAAAAAAGGTAAGACTAAGGTAAGACCCATTGAAAGACATAGAGCCAAGCGACTTTTATTAAATAAAAAACAAAAAGTCTGACGTCTAACAAAATAATATTATACACATGGAAAAATTTTTTATACTTGAGAAAAATTAAATATTTATAAAAAATATAAATATATCCTTGGAAAAAGGTTAGACAGGTCAGACCATTATATAAATAGCATATTTGAGGTAAGCAAAAAATGTAAGACGGAGGTTAGACAATGGGAAAAAGTAAAGAACAAATTATAAATGATTCTATAAAACTTGAAACACCTCCTGCAGATTATAACTTATTAGAAATACATTGTTTTTTAGCATTGAAACAGTTATTGATTATGTTTCATAATAGACAGATAAGAACTGAAAATGCTACAAAAACAAAGCAATTGATATTAGCAGAATATGAAAAGAGATGTAAGGAATATGATTTTCAAACATCTATGTTTCAAGAACATATAGAAAATTTAAAAGCAACAGAAAATGCAAGAGTAAAATTACACAAAATGTTAAATGGAGAAGCAGAAGAAGCTAAGCCAGTAACTGAAGAAAGACTTTGCGAAACATTAAATATTTGTATGGAAATTATAAGTAAAGTATTTAAGGGGGAATTTATATGATTAAATTTTTAATTGGATTATTTATAGGAAATTTAATAGGAGTTACTCTAATGTGTATTTTGCAAATAGTAAGAGATGAAGAGGAGTGAAAAAAGTGGAAAAACCAACAATATGTAGGTATTGTGGAAGTACAGTAGTTTATACTTCAAATGCAGAAATATATGGCAAAGAATATGGAACAGGAAAATGTTATTTATGCAGAAATTGTAGAGCATTTGTAGGGGTTCATCCAGGAACAGATACACCACTAGGAACACTAGCAAATGCTGAATTACGAGAATGGAGAAAAGAAGCACATTTTTGGTTTGACCGAATATGGAAAAAACCAACTAGAATAACAACAAGATATAATGCTTATGGATATTTAGCGAGGAAAATGGGACTTCCACGAGAAGAGACACACATTGGAATGTTTGAAATAGAACAATGTAAAAAAGTAATAGAATTTTCAAAAGAAAAAATGCAGAGAAGTGGGGTGACAATATGAAATTAAAACTAAGAGATTATCAAGAAGAATGTATTGAAATAATAGACAAATTAGATCCAGGGTCATATTTAATACAAATGGCAACAGGATGCGGAAAAACTGCAACTTTTACGAATATAAAAAGGAAAGGTCGTGTACTAGTTTTAGCACACAGAGAAGAACTAGTTACACAACCAATCAAATATTATGATTGCCCTGTTGGAATAGAAATGGCAAATCATAAGAGCAACAACGAACCAGTCGTAATTGCTTCAGTAATGAGTTTAACACATAGGTTAGAAAAATTCAAGCCAGATGATTTTGATATGATAATTACAGACGAAGCACATCATGCTGCAGCAAATAGTTATAAAAAAATATATGAATATTTTAAGCCAAGACTGCATTTGGGATTTACGGCGACACCTAATAGGGGAGACAATGTAAGATTAGATGATGTATTTCAAGATATTATTTTTGAAAGAGACATAAAATGGGCAATACAAAATCATTACTTAACGAATATTTATTGCATGAGAGTAAATATTGGTTATGATATTTCAAAAGTTGCAAGAAGGATGGGGGATTTTGCACCAGGAGAACTTGAAGAAGCAATGAACCAAGATGTATTAAACAATGCAATAGCTGAAGCTTACAAAAAATATGCAAAAGGACAAACACTAATATTTGCTTGTAGTGTAGAACATGCTGAAGCGATTGCAGAGAAAATACCAGGAGCGGTAGCTGTAACGGCAAAGACAAAAAATAGAGAAGAATTAATAAGAAAATTTACTAATAGAGAAATACCTGTACTTGTTAATTGTATGATATTTACAGAAGGTACAGATATGCCACTTGTCGAAACAGTAATGATTGCAAGGCCAACAAGTAATAATAGTTTATATACTCAAATGGTAGGAAGAGGATTAAGGCTTTATCCAGGAAAAGATAAATTGACACTAATAGATTTAGTAGGAACAACAGGAAGAGCAAATTTGTGTACAGCCCCATCATTGTTGGGTGTAGATATAAATACTGTTCCTGCAAATAAGCAAGATGAAATTCAAGGAGATTTATTTGAACTACCTGAGATAATAACTAAAAAATCAGATTGCCCAGGTAGTTGGATAAGAAATGTTGAAATAGTTGATTTATGGGCGAAAGAGCAAAGTTACAATACTCATGGAGTAAATTATTTCAAAATGCCAAATGGGAATATGGTTGTAAGTATTCCTAAAAGAAGGATTGTAATTCCTGCACAAGATGAACTTGGAAAAACAATTTGGAATGGAAAAAAAGTAACTATGCAAAAAGCTTTTGACGAAGCGTATTTATATTTAAAAGAAAATTATGCAGATGCAGAATATATTTGGAATGTTGATATGATGAGAAAATGGGGAAAAGTACCTGCGAGTGAAAAGCAAGTAAATATGATTAAAAGATTTATGAAAGATTTTGATACGGATCAATTGAATAAAATGCAAGCAACACAAATATTAAATAGATTATTTTATAGGTAGGTAAATATATGGAAAAAATGGTCAATTATTTAAATTTAACTAATGGATTGGAATATATGAGTGAAATCAAGAAATTTGGATTTGATTTTAAGTTTGTAAGAATACAAAGTACATATTGTGAACAAAAGCTCTTTGATAGGTTAATTCAAGATTTAGATTACAATTTTTTATTTGATATAGCACAAGGAAATATAATAAGAATTTATGATACTAGCAGAAATAAAAAACAATCAAGAGCATTATACCAAGGTGTGGAATTTATCAAATATGTACTGAATAGAAGATGGTTAGACAAAGATAATAAAGCTTATGTAAAAGGAATGAATGTTACAGATTACTTTGAGGTCAAATACAATTCTTTAAGTGTTGTGACTAAAAAGAAGTTGGATTATGTAAAAAAATTCCTAAACACAGATAAAATACACATTGAAAATTATTGTAAGAAATCTTTACACGATGGAGATTGGGAATATTATAGAAGATTATTAAAAGAAGGTGATTAAATGCCAAGAAGAGGGTACATATTTGAAAATCAAATAAAAAAAGTGTGTGAGTATGTAGAGGCAATAGGTGGACATGCACACAAAAATTATGCAGAACGATTACAAGATGGGACATATATAAAAGGCGAACCATTTGACTACGAGATATTTCTTCCAAATTATAAAGCAGTATTTGATGCAAAAGAATGTAAGACCAGAAAATGGCGAATGGTTGATAAGGATATAAAGCAATGCGATGAAATGAAGAAATGTAAAAATGCAGGACTCAAAGCATATTTTTTAATATGCTTTGAAGGAACTGATGTAAGAATGATAGATGTAGACACAGCAATAGCAACATTAAAAAGAGGTAGCAAAACAATATCTGCTGAAGGAAATCCGAGTTGGGATTTAATAAAGATACTAGGAGGAGAAATAAAATGAAATGTACAGAAAAAGAATGGGATACTTGTAGAGTAGAAAAAATGGGATGCATAGGATGTTATTATACAGATATGAAAGAAATGAAATATTGTAAAGATAGAAAAATAAAAGTTCTAGCAACTGGATATTGTTTAGGATTATTGTATTATATTTTAAATTTAGGAACACATCCAACAGCTTATATAAAAATACCAGATAATCTCAATATTGATGAAGATAAATTAGAGGTTCATGGTGGAATTACTTATTCAGATAATCATTTATGGATTAGTGAAAAACAGAAAATAGAAGGAAAGTTTATAGGTTGGGATTATGCACATTATGGAGATTATGTTGGATATGAAGAAATATTCCCTAAAAAAATAAGGACAAGAGGAAAAAAGTGGACAACGTATGAAATTTTTGAGGAAGTTAAAGAAGTATGTTATCAAATAAATAAGGAGGCACAATGAAATGTTTGAATTAAATGATATAGTATGTTTTAGAGAAAATCATAAATGGGTAGGTTGCATTGGATTTGTAACTGAAATAAAAAAAATAAAAAAAGAAGATGGAAGAATAGGATTGAGATTAATGATAGGTGTTCCAGCACCAATGCAAGGAATAGCATATATATTTGCAACAGATAATGAAGTCGAAAATTTACAATGTGCTACAAAATATCCATACGAAATAAAAACGAAAGAAAATTAATTATAAGGAGGAATTTAAAATGAAAGATGTTATAGAAGATTCATTAACTAAACAAATTGTAGATAAGATATTCCCAACAATAAAAGAGGAAGCGTTAAAAGAATGTTCAACAATAGTAAAGGATTTAACAAAAAATATTACTAAGGTAGTAATAAAACAAAATAATATTGAAGTAAGAGAAACAACCCAAATTACTCATCATAAATTTAAAGATTTAGTATTACTTGTTAGCAACAATATCCCTGCAATGTTAACAGGAGGAGCTGGAAGTGGAAAATCAAGTACATGTGAAAAGGTTGCTGAAGCTTTAGGACTAGACTTTTACTTTAGTAATGCAATAACTCAAGAATATAAATTGACAGGATTTATAGATGCTAATGGAAAATACCAAGAAACACAATTTTATAAGGCATTCAAAAATGGAGGGCTATTTGTATTAGATGAAATTGATGCATCTGTCCCTGAAGCATTAATAATAATAAATACAGCAATTGCCAATGGTTATTTTGATTTCCCAAATGGAAAAGTAAAAGCACATGAAAATTTTAGAATTGTTGCATGTGCGAATACTTATGGACTAGGAGGAGATGATGTATATGTTGGAAGAAATCAGTTAGATGCAGCTTCTTTAGATAGATTTGTAGTTGTAAAATTTGATTATGATCCTGAATTAGAAAAAAATCTTGCACAAGATAAAAAATGGGTTGAATTTATACAAGAATTAAGAAGTCAAATAATTAAAAGAAAAATAAAACATATTGTATCAATGCGAGCAATAATCTATGGCGATAAATTATTATCAGCAGGGGTTGATATAGAAAAGATAATAAATGAGGTGGTATTCAAGAATTTAGAAAATGACGATATAAAGTCAATTGGAAAAATAAGTACCAAAACAAGTAATAAATATATAAAATTTTATAATGATATTATTGATAGGTAGGTGATTATAAATGGGCGGATTTGAAATTCCTATGGAAACGCTTGGATGGCAATATATAGAAAAATTAAATATAAAACAAGAATTTAGCCAACAAGAGTTTAATAAGTATATAAGTACTTTTGAAGATATAAAAGATGTTATTAATTATATCAATAAAGCTACCATTAATAAAAAAATATTCAATCACCAATTGGCAAGTGAGGAATTTGTTAATCCTTGGAATTCGTCAAATTTTCATGATTTTTCATGTTTTAAAGAAGCTTTAGAAGCTCTTGAGTACGGGACAGATAAATATTTTGATTCATTTAATTATGAATTAAAAAAGATTAATGAATATGTAAGAAAATACTCCATTCCTAATAAAATTAGTTATAAAAATGATATTATTGGATTTATTCCAATTGTACCTAATGCTATAATAGGAAACCCGATAAATATGATAAATCAAAAAAGAAAAGAAAAAAATATTCCAACAGCAACTATTATATTTGAAAAAGCAGTAACAAGTCGCAATAAATCAACGGAAATGGTAAAGTTTGCTTCAATAATTTTTAGCTTAATACAAATTCTGGAACAAAAAGGAATAAGATGTCAAGTATATGTGAGTTCAACATTTGTTTATGATAATGAGATATTTGGATATAAAATAAAAGTTAAAAATTATATGCAACCATTAAATTTGTATAAAATGCAATTCCCTATTATTTCTTCTGATATGTTTAGAAGGATTGGATTTAGATTATTAGAAACATGCCAACAAATCAAAAATGATGGATGGGTTGATGGGTATGGAAAAACATTAATTGGCACTAACAGATATGATATTGAAAACAGTGGAGAGCCATCAAAAAAGCTAAAAGAATTATTAGATATTAAAAATAATGATATTTTCATCCCAAGTCATGAATACTTTGATTTTCATTATTCTGATAATATACATAAAACAGTCAAAAAAATAATAGACAAAACTAACTTTAATAAATATATAAATTTGGAGGAAAGATAATGCAAAATGAAAAAGAATTAAAACAAATTATAAAAACATACAAAGGTATGTTGCAGAAACAAAATAAGATTATAGATGCTATGTGTCAATATATAGCATCCCTAGATAATGAAGAAACTATATGTTGTAAAACAAAAAGGCATAATAATTGTGATCCAATGAGCTTAGGCGAGTGTGAACAATGTATTAGAGAATATTTTGAAAAGGAGTGTTAAATGTGGAAGTAGAAATTAGAGGTAGAAAAGGAATTGTATTAAATATGATGAAACATCAAGATGCAAATATATATGAAGTTCAATTAATAAATAGCAACAAGGATGTGGAAGTTATAATTCATAGAGTTAAACCAGAAGAAATAAATATACTTCAAAAGGAAAGTAAAGGAGACATCCTTTCTTTCCCAAAATAAAAAACAAACTCGAATAACTAATGAGTAGGAGGTGTTAAATATGGCTATAATTAAAGCAATTTTTGTGTTTTTTATGGGGTTCTATGCAGTCTCAAAAATTGTTGATGGAATGAATAACAAATATAAAGATAACAAAAATAGATTTATGAATTTAATTGAAATAGTTGTTAGCATAATGCTTACATTTGCTATATTTAAGTTTTAGGAGGTGCAAAAGATGAATGTGCAGGAAGTATTAGAAAATTATAATTCTATTAAAGCAAGTATAACAATAGTACAAGGAGAAATAAAAGACTTGCAAAATGAAATTGGAGACTTAAAAAGTGCAAACTTAGATGGTATGCCAAAACCTAAGGGTTATACTGCTTCAAATATAGAAGAGGAAATTATAAATAGGGAAGACAAAATTAGAAAAAAAGAAAGGTATATTGAAAAGACTGAAAACAAAATAAAAGTTGTAGAAGATTTAGTAAAAACTCTAAAAAAGTATAACCAAGACATTATTGATATGAGATATTATCAAATGATGAGTATTGAAGAGATTGCAACTAAAAAAGACAGAGGATATGGTGCTATACAAAAAACTATTGATAGATCAATAAGAATTATGCAAAAAGAATACAATAAAAACAAAATGTCTTAATTTTGTCTATAAAATTTACATATTTTGTCCGTAGAATGGCAAAAAACAATCTGTTATAATTATAATTGGTATTACTGTAATACAATGCCTTTAGTTGTTCATATTTTTTCCTTTCGAGAAGTCACCAGAAGCGGTGGCTTTTTTATATTGCGGAGATGGTGCAATGGAAGCACAAGGGGCTCATAACTCCTAGACGAGGTTCGAATCCTATGTCCGCAACCAATAATTACAAAAGAGGTAAATCTATGGATTTTGGAAGATGTATGTTAAGAAAGTGCAAATGTTGCAGATATGAAAACAGTTGTTCTAAGGAGTATGAAAATGAATATTCAAAAAATAAAAATAGAAAGTCTAAAACCAGCGGAATACAATCCAAGAAAAGATTTAAAACCAGAAGACGAAGAGTATCAAAAAATAAAGAAAAGCATTACTGAATTTGGGTATGTAGCACCTGTAATAGTTAATTCAAATATGACAGTTATAGGTGGACATCAAAGATTAAAAGTATTGAAAGAACTAGGTTATACTGAAGTTGAATGTGTTGTTGTGGATTTAGACCAAGAAAAAGAAAAAGCACTAAATATTGCATTAAATAAGATTAGTGGCGATTGGGATAATGATAAACTTGAAGAATTGCTTGCAGAATTAAAGCAAACGGATATTGATATGGATATCACAGGTTTTAGTTTTGATGAAGTTGACGAAATACTAAAAGATATAACAGGGTCAAAAGAAGATGATTTTGATTTAGACCAGGCATTAGATGAAATTGAAGAACCAATTTCAAAAAGAGGCGATGTTTGGATATTAGGTAAAAATAGGTTGATGTGCGGTGATAGTACACAAAAAGAAGATGTTATGCACCTTATGAATAGCCAAGAAGCGGATATGCTTCTTACTGATCCACCATACAATGTGGATTATGAAGGAAAAACATCAGAAGCATTAAAAATTGAAAATGACAATATGAGTGAAACAGAATTTTATAATTTTCTATTAGACTCATTTAAAAATATGTTTGATTCAATAAAATATGGAGGTTCTGCTTATGTATTTCATGCAGATACAGAAGGACTAAATTTTAGAAATGCTTTTAAATCGTGTGGTTTTAAATTAGCACAATGTTTGGTATGGGTAAAGAATACGTTTGTTATGGGTAGACAAGATTATCAATGGAGACATGAACCTATTTTATACGGATGGAAACCAGGAGCAGGACATTATTTTGTAGATAATAGAAAACAAAGTACAGTTTTAGAGTTCGACAAGCCTTCAAGAAATGCAGAACATCCAACTATGAAACCTGTTGATTTGTTAGTATATCTAATTAAAAATTCAAGTAAAGAAAATGATTTGATACTTGATTTATTTGGTGGAAGCGGTTCGACATTGATAGCAGCAGAACAAACACAAAGAAGGTGCTATACAATGGAACTTGACCCTAAATATTGTGATGTAATAATAAAAAGATGGGAAAATCTAACTGGAGAAAAAGCAATCCTAGAAAAGTAATGGAGGTGGGTGATTTGTATTGACAGAAGCAAAAATAGAACAAATAAAAAATGATTATTTACAAGGTATGAAATACAATGACATAAAGCAAAAATACAACATTACACAAGCAGAATTACGAAGTATAGTATATAAATATAAATTAACCAGGACAAAAAGCAAAGCACAAATGGGAAATAAAAATGCACTAGGAAACAAAGGTGGAACAGGTGCAGAAATAGGAAATAAAAATGCTGTTACTACAGGAGAATATGAAAACATATATAAAGATGTATTAGATGAAGACGAATTGGATTTATATGAAAATTATCAAGTGGATGATGTAGAGCAGTTATTGATGGAAGAATATAAGATTCTTACTATTAGAGAAAAAAGAATGTTAAAACGAATAAAAAAATTAAATGAACAAAAAGATATGACAATAGATTTTATAAGAAAGAAAAATAGTAAGTCGGAAACAGAAACAATAACTGAAGCAGAACCGACAATAAATTTAATTCAAAGAATAGAAGAGGGACTTACAAGGGTTCAAGAAGCAAAAAGAAAATGTATAGAAAGTTTAAATAAGATAAATGATGGTGAGGATAAAACAGTAAATTTAAATGTTGTTGCAACCAATCCATTATTAGAAAGTATAAATAGGCAATTAGGTGGTGGTGCAAATGAATGAAGATGAAGCATTTCCACTATCAGAAAAATATATTGACTTTTTAAAATATGATGCAAGTACAGAATTTCTGGAAGGAACAACATTTGCAGGAAAAACAACAGTTGGTATTCCAAAGTTTATGTTTAAGATTGCAAATGATAATTCTTCAAAACCAAGCATTATTGCTGGATTAGACTTAGGAACAATAGAAAAAAACATAATTAATTCAGACCATGGCTTGATAGATATATTTGGAGATTATGAGAATGGTGGAGCAATAGAGTATCACTCAAATGGTGCAAAAAATATCAAACTACCTCATATTGTTTATCATACACCAAAAGGCAATAAAATTATTTATGTTTTAGGATATGACAACAAAGCAAGATGGAAGAAAGCATTAGGTGGCCAATGTTATGGATTATTTATAGATGAGTTCAACATAGCAGATATGGAATTTGTTAGAGAAGCATTTATGAGAGCAGACTACAGGTTATGTACAATGAATCCAGATGATCCAAACAAAGAATGTTATTCACAATTTGTTAATCATGCAAGGCCAATAGATAAATATAAAAATGATGCTCCACTTGAATTGCTTGAAATGTTAAATCAACCTCAAACGGACGATTGGACTTGGTGGTATTTTACTTTTGACCATAATAAAAGTTTAACACCAGAAAAGAAAAAGAAAATTATTGATTCTGTTCCTGTGGGTACAAAACTATGGAAAAATAAAATAAAAGGTTTACGAGGCAAGTCAACAGGGCTTGTTTTTCTTAATTTTGATAGAAGAAAACATTGTATAACGAAAGAAGAGGCAAAACAATATTTAAAAACTCAAAACGAAGCGGAAGTTATACAGTTAAATGTAAAATATAAAACTAAAAAAGAAACAAATGAACATTTTATACAATTTACGGCAGCATTAGATACATCTTATAGTTCTTTAAGCCCTGATACTATTGCAATGTCTTTTGCAGGTATAACTAACAAAGGAAAATATATTTTACTAGATGAAAGAGTTTATAACAATGCTGATTTAGAAGAACCACTTGCACCTAGCGATACAGTTAAGAATTTTATTGATTTCTTAGAGAGAAACAGAAAAGAGTGGGGATTGGCCAAAAATACATTTATTGATAGTGCAGACCAAGCAACAATAAAAGAATTTGCAAAATATAAGAGAAAAACTGGTTGTATATACATATTTAATAATGCTTGGAAAGCAAAAATGGAGATAATAGACAGAATAAACACTCAACTTGGCTGGTTCAAGGATGAGTGCTATTTTATTGTTGATACCTGTGAAAACTATTGTAATGAATTAGATGTCTACAGCTGGAAAGAGGACAAAGACAATGAACCAGAAGATGCAAACGATCACATGGTTAATAGTTGTCAATATAGCTGGATTCCTTTTGTAGATAAGATAGGAGTAAGAAAATGAAATTTGGAGAAAGAGTGAAAGATATGATTAAATCGTGGTTAGATATCAGACCAGCACAAGGTCAAACATTTGTAGTTAATGAAAATATGGATTTTCAAGCGAATTGCATAAGAAATAAAATATGGTATAGAGGCGATAGTAGAGAATTATCTGAATTTTATGGACAACTTCCTTATGCAGATGATACTTTTTGGGGAGCTTCACAAACAGCAGAAATAAGAATGAAAAAATCACATTCAGGACTACCAAAACTTATGATAAAAACAATTATAAATACGGTTATGACTGATTATGGTGGTGACGATGTTGAGGATGAATATTGGAAAGTTGTCAATGAAGAAAATAAGTTTGATACTAAAATGATAAAGACTCTTTTAGGTGAGGCTTTATATATTGGAGATGGTGCAATTAAAATAAATTATGACCCAGAAATTTCTGATAAAGCAATATTAGAATGGGTTGATGGTTCAAAAATTGATTTTATATATAAAAGAGGTCGTTTAGTAGAACTTGTTTTTAAATCATTTCACGAAGAAAACAATACAACTTATTTATTAGAAGAGCATTATGGTATGGGGTATATAGAATATGTATTAAAAAAAGATGATAAAGAAGTACCTTTGAAGACAGTTCAAGGATTGTCAAAATTAAAAAATCTTTATTTTGATAAAACTGTTATGTGGGCAGTGCCATTGATGTTTAACGAATCAGCAAAATATAAAGGTAGAGGAGAGTCAATTTTCGATGGAAAATATGACTCTTTTGATAGTTTGGATGAAATAATTTCACAATGGGTAGAAGCGGTTAGAGCAGGCAGAGCAATAAAATATATTCCTGAAAGTATGATTCCAAAAGACCCAGAAGATGGAACATTGGCCATCTATGAAAGTAATCCATTCGACAACAAGTTTATAAAAGCAGATGCAGCTATGAATGAAAATAACCAGGATAAAATCGACATAGAGCAAGCTGAAATTCCAACAGAGAATTATTTACAATCTTATATCACATTTTTGGATTTATGTTTACAAGGGATAGTTAGTCCAAGTACGCTTGGAATTGATAATAAGAAACTAGATAATGCTGAAGCACAAAGGGAAAAAGAAAAGACCACTTTATATACTAGAGGTTTAATCATAGATACATTAACTGATTTTATACCAAAAGTTATAAATATGGTTTTGAAATCAAAGGCTCAAATAGATAAAAAGCCTATTCCAGCGGATATTGATGTATCATTGAAATTTGGAGAATATGCAAATCCATCTTTTGAGGCACAAGTTGAAACAGTTGCTAAAGGAAAACAAGGTGGAATAATGTCAATTGAAGCAAGTGTTGAGGAATTATACAAAGATGACAAAGACGAAGAGTGGAAAACACTAGAAGTTGCAAGGTTAAAGGCGGAACAGGGAATTATTGATATTGAAGAGCCAGCTGTGAACTATGATTTAGAAATGAACGATAATGATACCGACACAAATGTCGATACTAAAGTAGAAAATCAAGAAAGTGGTCAAAAAGAAGATAAAAAAGACCAGGAGAAAGTTGTAAATGAATAATGAATATGATATTAAACAAGCATTTCAAAGAATAGAAACCACTTTAATTGAATCAATGAAAAGAAACCTTACAAGGCACTTAGAAGAGGAAAAAATGGAAGATATGAATTGGAGTGCTTGGCAAACAGAACAATTAAAATCACTTGAAAAATTTAAAAAAGATAATAAGGAATTATTTAAAAATGATTTTTCTACTATAAATGAAGACATTGAAGAACTAATAAAGAAAAGTTATGAAAATGGAAAATTAAAACAAGAAAATGTAATATTAGAAGCAATAAAGCAAGGAAATTTTAGTAGTAGCGATAAAAAAATAAACAAAATGTGGCATATTTACAAGACCAGTAAAAATAAAAGAATAAAAAAGAAACAATTGACCAGAATATATGATTTAGTGAATCAAACGGAAGGAAGCTTTTTTAAAATAAATGAAAGAAAATTAAAAGCACTAATAAATGAAACAACAGATAATTTTAAAAAAGCAGAAATGTCAATATTGAGGTACACCAATGATCAATATAGAAAAACAATATACCAAGCACAGGTATATGCAAATACAGGGTCAGGGACTGTTCAACAAGCAGTTGATATGGCTACAAAGGATTTTCTGGCAAAAGGAATAAATAATATTGAATATGCAAATGGTTCAATGGTAAATATTTCATCTTATGCTGAAATGGCAATAAGAACAGCAAATAAAAGGGCATACTTACAAGGCGAAGGAACAAAAAGAAATGAATGGGGAGTACATACAGTTCTAGTTCCTAATCGTGGAGGAGGATGTCCTTATTGCATTAAGTTCCAAGGAAAAGTTTTTATTGATGATGTATGGAGTGGAGGAACAGAAGCGGAAAGCAAAGAAACTGGATATCCTTTGTTAAGTGCAGCAGTTAAGGAAAAGTTGTTTCATCCAAATTGTAAGGATACGACAGTAACTTATTTTCCAGGTATTAATACCAGGCCAACACCACCTACAGAGGAACAACTGGAAATTAAAAGGCAAAATTACATAAAAGAACAAAAACTAAACTATATAGAAAGAAATATTGATAAATATTCCAGACTTGAACTTGGAAGTACAGATAAAGAAAATATTGAAAAATATCACAATAAAAGAATAGCTTGGCAAAATTACAAAGAAAGATTTAAAAGCAATAGTCAAGCACAATTTTATGATGAGTGAAAGGAGGGAAAACTATGGGAAGTAAGGAGTTTATTGAAAAATGCAAGGAAATAGTAAAGCAATATGCAATTGAACATTTAGATAAAAGTGATAATATACCAGAATTTGAAGTATTTGATGTTTGGTATTGTAAAACATTACAAAATCATAAAGCTTTATTAAGTACCAGTTTATTAGATGGTATGTATTATGAACTTACATACAATGGAGACAAAAAAGAATTGTATTTTGATGCATATAAGAAATTTGAAAATAAGTGTATAAAATTATAGGAGGTAAGTAAAATGGCTAAAAACAAAGAAGAATTAAAAGAAGAGGCTGTAAATGAAGCAGTAGAAAAAAATGAAGAAAAAACAACTACAGAAGAAATAGTAGAAGAAAAAACATCTGAAGATGAAGGTGTTTCAAAAGAGAAAGTTGTAACAGTAATAGAAATGTTTAGAGATAAATACGATGCAAATATTGTGTATAATCCCAAAGATGTATTTATCAAAGATGAAAAAATAGAAGGAAACAAACCTGTAAAAGCAGGAAAAGGAAAATATAAAGTATCAAAAGAAAGATACGAAGAATTACAAAGAAGTTTATATACAGATTAATTAAGAGCTGAAAGGCTCTTTTTTATATGCTCCAAACACTGATGAGAATAAAAGCATGTGTAATTTATTAATAGTCATTCAAGACTTAAAAAAGTAGGAGGTAGTGAAATGGAAGGAAATGAAGCAAATAACAATGCAAATTCTAATCCAAATGCCCAAAACACTACAGGGCAAAACAACAATACAAATCAAGCAACTAATGCTATTGATTATAACAAAATTCAAGAAATGATTGATGCAAGAAATGTAAAAACAGAAGATAGCATATTAAAAAGTTATTTTCAAAAGCAAGGTTTGAGTGCTGAAGAAATGGAAAGTGCAATAAGTGCATTTAAAACGGAAAAAGCAAATCAAGCTAATGCTCAAAACAAGGAATTGTCTGAAGTTCAAGCATCTTTACAAAAAATACAACTAGAAAAACAAAGACTAGAAATAGAAAAGAAAGCTTATGACTATGTTGATGATTTAAATGTTGATATTAAGACAATGCCATATTTATTGAAAATGGCAGATTTAAATAATTGTATGGGTAAAGATGGAAAAATTCAAGAAGACACATTAAAAACAGCACTACAAAAGGTCGTTGATGATATTCCTGGACTAAAAAAACAACTTAATGGAGTTGTAGGAATAACAGTTGGTGCTGATACCAACAACAATACAAACTCAAATAATTCTGTATTTGACTTTGGATTTGCTGGTGTAAGACCTAAAAAATAATTAAAGAAAAGAGGTAATTTATTATGGCATTTGCAAAAGCAAATTTAAATTATGCTAAAGAATATTCACAAGCTTTAGCTCAAGCATATCCATATACTTTATACTTTGGAGCTTTATGGAGTGCAACAAAACCAGATGTAAAATTTTTAAATAATAACACAGTTATACTACCAAGCTTAACAGTAAAAGGTAGATCTAATGGTGATAGAGACACAATAGGCTCATTCGCTAGAAATTTCAACAATGCTGAAGAGTCAAAAACATTAAAGACTCACAGAACATGGAATACTTTAGTACATCCAAGAGATATAGATGAAACAAATCATGTTGCATCTATACAAAACATTACAAAGGTAATGAACGAAGAGCAAAAATTCCCAGAAATGGATGCTGAAATGATAACAGCATTGTATTCTTTGAAAAATGCTTTAGAAGCGGTTAGTGAAGACGATGTATTAACTGCAGCAAACGTATTAACAAAATTTGATAAAATGATGGACAAGATGGACGAAAAGAGAGTTCCTGGTTCAGGAAGATTATTATATGTTGATACATATACAAAAACACTTATTGATACTGCAAAAGATGTTGTTAGAACATCAGGAAATTCTGTACTTGGAAGAACTGTTTCAAGAATTGATGAAGTAGAGGTTATAAATGTACCAACATCTGTAATGAAATCTAAATTCAACTTAAAAGCTGATGATGGATTTGAAGTTGCAGCAGATGCAAAAGCAGTAAAAATGATGTTAATACATCCAAGTGTTGTAATACCAGTAATCACTTATGATTTTGCAGAATTAGGATTGCCAAGTGCTTTATCACAAGGTAAATATACATATTTTGAAGAATCATTTGAAGATGTATTTATTTACAACAAAAAACACGATGCTATTCAATTCTATATTGAAAAACAAAGCTAATCGGAGTTGATATATATGAATATGTATGTAGATAAAAAATATTATCAAAATACATATAAAGGTGATGTAATTCCCGAAGATAAATTTGAAGAAAAAATAAAAGAAGCAAGTATGCATATAGATACTTTAACTTATAATCGAATTGTTAGAAAAAAGTTTGATAATTTAACTGAATTTCAACAAAGCATTATAAGAGAAGTAGTATGCAAACTTGCTGATTTTGAATATGAAAATGCAGATATACTAAAAACACCACTTTCAAGCTATGCAATAAATGGAGTATCAATGAGCTTCGGCAAAAGTTGGAATGTTCAAATACAAAATGGGGTTGCTATACCAAAGGACTATTATTGTTTATTGGCTCAAACAGGATTAACTTGTAGAAATGTGAGGTATTAAGATGAAGTATCCTAGTTTAGTTAGAGAAAAAGATTGCAAAACTGAAATACACATTGTTTTATATAGTGAAGAAGTATCAGAAGAGGGCAGTCCTATAATTGCATTAGAAGGAGACTTTAAATGTAATTATCAAGATAAAGCAAAAAGAGTATTAACTACTGAAAAAGTAATTATACAAATAAATGCTGTAGCTTTATTTTCCAAAGATATTGCTCCTGATTTAGCTGTAATATCTGGCGGAAAAGCTACAATATTTGGCGAAACTAGAGAAATATATCAAGGTACTAAAGCAAGGAATCCTGATGGTTCTGTAAACTATGTTAAATTGGAGATTATGTAATATGAGTAAATGTGTCTCTTCAAAAATAAAAATAAATAGAGCAAAGATAACTCAATTAGATAATGCAACAGTAAAAGCATTAGAACAGACAGTTGATGCTTTATATACAGAAGTAGTGGAATCACAAGTAATGCCATTTAAAACAGGAAATATGCAAAATGATAATACAGCACCAGATTATTCAAATAGTAAAAAAGGAAAGGTGGATTTAATAACATCTACACCTTATGCTAGAAGAATGTATTATCATCCTGAATACAACTTTAGTAAAGCTGAAAATGCAAATGCAAGAGGCGAATGGTACGAACCATGGATAAGTGGGAAAAATAAGGATTTTTGTAGTAAAACATTTTCAAAATTATATAAAAAGGAGGCTGGTTTATGATGTTAGGATTAGCTGATATTAAGGATTGGCTAAAACAACTTGATGTAGTATCAGTTTCTGATCTTCAAAAAATGTCTGTAAAGGAATTGAATAATTTAACACTAAAACAATTATCAAAAGATAGTTGTATTATTGCAGATTACTTTTATATTGGAAAATTAGATAATAAAAAAGATAAATCCATAGGAGTGTATCAATTAGAGAGAAGTAGCAATCCAACTATTGCTATTGGTGGACTAAATACTACAAAAACTATGGAGAAGTCAGTTAGTATTTTAATTCATTGGAATACTAATGCAAAAGAAACTGAATTAAAAGCACTTGATTTGTATAACAAACTTTTGTGCTTAAGAAATTTCAAAATAAATGATATAAAAATAAACTTTATTAAGTTGCTTGTACCTGAACCAATAGATGTTGGAACTGATAGTAAAAACATCTATGAAAGGGTTATACAAGCGACTTTTTATTATGAAAAAAAGGAGGAGTAAGCCATGGCAACAGTTACAACTGGGGTTTATCCAGTATATGATAATGTGTTTAAAATAGGAGTAAAAGGTTCTACTTCAACAAAAGAAGATATGAAAACAATCGCTGATTGCGAAACTTTTTCACTATCTATGGACAATAATGTTGAAGAGTGGACTCCTATGACAACAGAAGGTTGGATTAGAAGAATGCAAACAGGAAAAGGTTTTTCTATTAGTATTTCTGGTAAGAGAAATGTAGGAGATGCAGGAAACGATTATGTCGCTTCAAAACTATTTGCATCAGGAAAAAATGTAGAATCTAAATTCTCATGGGAATTTGCAGATGGTACTACTGTAGAATTTGATTGCTTAATATCTGTAAGCAATGCAGGAACAGGAGACAGTACAAATGTAGCACCTTTAGAATTTGAGGTTATGTCAAACGGAAAACCAACTGTAACACCAGCAGCATAAAAAGTGCCTCAGTATAGTTCATACTGGGGCTTATTTTTTTTTATTTAAAATAATGAAATGGAGGAATTTAATATGGCAGTAGTAGATATTAGTACAAAATTAGGAAAAGAAAAACAAACAATAAAAATAGCTGAAGGAAAGGTTTATGAAGTAGATACAAGTGCTGATAATTATTTGTTAGTACAAGAAAAATTAAAAAACAAAGAATTTTCTATTGAAGTTATGTATGAAATGATTGAGATGCTTTTAGGAAAAGAAGCATTACAAACAATAAAAGATATGAAGCTTACAATACCTGGACTAAGAACAGTAATTATTGCTTTATCAGCAATAGTAAATGAAGTGGATTTCGAGGAAATGGAGAAACGATTTCAATAATACATCAACGTATGATCCAGGATATGATTTATTTGAAGATTGGGATTTAATAGCATCAAGCTTAAAGACACAATATGGATATAGTATAAGAAAAGAAATAAGTGATTTAGATTGGGGAGAATTAATTAGTGATATTGCAGGATTAAATGGTGAAACACCATTGGGGAATATAGTAAGAATAAGAAAAGAAACTGACCCAGAAGCATTGAAAAGATTTACTCCTGAAGAAAATCAAATTAGAAATGAATGGCTAAGAAAATCTGCATCTCAAATAAGTGAGGAAAATTATAATACAGCAATGGAAAACATAAAGAATATGTTTAAATCCATGGCTGATAAGTGAGGTGAGATGAATGAGCACAAATGTAGGAGAAATTGATTTAAGTTTAATACTTAATAGTGATAAATTCAAATCACAACTAAAGAACATTGATGGACAGGCAAATACCGCTTCTTCTAAAATCTCATCATCATTAGCAAAGATAGGAAAGGCTGCAATTGCAGCTTTTTCTGTTACAGCAATAGCCAAATTTGGTAAAGAGTGTGTAAGTGTAGCAAGTGAAACAGCAAATGCCTGGATAGGATTAAATTCTATATTAACAGGACAAGGAAAAAGTTTTCAACAAGCTAAATCTTTTATAAACGATTATGTTTCAGATGGTTTAGTACCATTGAATAATGCTGTTGCTGCATATAAAAACTTGGCATTAAGAGGATATAGTTCAGACCAAATAAAAAAGACAATGAATGCATTAAAAAATAGTGCTACATTTGCAAGACAAAGTACATATTCACTTGGTGATGCAGTTCAAACAGCAACAGAAGGTTTGAAAAATGAAAATTCCGTTGTTGTAGATAATGCTGGTGTAACCAAAAATGTTGCAAAAATGTGGGAAGACTATGCAAAATCTATTGGAACTACAAGAGATAAATTAACACAAGAACAAAAAATACAAGCAGAAGTAAATGGTATCTTAGAGGAAACAAAATTTCAAAGTAATGATGCAGCAATTTATGCAAATACTTATTCTGGAAAAATAGCACAATTAAATACTGCTTTTACAAATATGAAAACAGCTATTGGAAATGTAATACAGCCACTTGCTAAATTATTCGTTCCAATGATAACTGCAGCAACAAATGCTATAACAAAGTTGTTTACATCGTTAGCTGGGTTATTATCTTTGTTTGGATTAAAAGCAGATAGTGTTGAAACAGTTTCAAATGGCATTGGAGATATGGCGACAAATGCAGATAAAGCATCGGATGCTGTAGGAAGTGTAGGAGATAGTGCTTCAAAGTCAGCTAAAAAAATAAAAAAATCATTGGCTGGCTGGGACGAAATAAATAAGCTGGATGATAATAGTGATAGTAGTTCAGGAAGTGGTAGTGGCTCTGGTGGTTCTTCAGGTGGAATAAAAGAATCATTAGATGTTTCAAGTACAGTCCAGGAAGATACATCTGTATTCACAGGATTAATAGAAAAAGTAAAAGAATTAGCAAGTATATTCAAAGAAGGATTTGATGCAGGATTTGGTGACACGAATTTTGATGGAATACTAGATCATTTATTAAATATAAAAAATGCTATTGTCGATATATGGACTGACCCAGATGTTTTATATTCGGCACAACAATGGGTTGATACTTGTTTATATTCACTAGGGCAAATGACAGGTGCAGTAGCGAGAATAGGAACTAATATTGCAGAGTTTTTTGTAGGGAGTATAGACATATACTTAGAGCAATATGTAGACAGAATAAAAACACATATATGCAATATGTTCGATATTTCAAGTGAAGATATGGCTCTATCAGGAAATTTTGCACAAGCATTAGGGGAATTATCAGATGTATTTAAAAGTGATAAAGCAAAGCAGATAGGTGCAAATATTATTGCAATGTTTGCAAATCCAATAATGAGTGCAAACGAATTATGTGCAAAATTTGCCAAAGATATAAAGGGAATATTATTCCAACCAATTATAGATAATGTTGATAAATTAAAGGAAACTTTTAATAATGTATTAACTCCAATACAAACGGTAACAGGAACTCTTGCAGATGCAATGACTTATGTGGGGGATAAATGGAACGAAGTATATGACAATTATATTAGTCCTTTTATGGAAAGCCTAAAAACTGGACTTAGTGATACATTTAGCAAATTCTTAGATGTTTACAATGAATATGTTGTGCCATTTATGAACAATATAGCAGATGGCCTTGGAAGCCTATGGGAAGAACACTTAAGACCATTGGTAGATAAAATAGGCGAATTTGTCGGTTCTGTTGTTACAGCAATTCAAACTTTATGGGAAATGTGGTTAAAACCACTAATTGATTGGATTATTGCTAACATCATTCCAGTATTAGTTCCTATTTTTGAAAGCATTTGGAATACTATAAAAAATGTATTTGGTTCAATAGCAGATACAATTGGAGGAATTATTGATACTTTCAAAGGATTAATTGATTTTATTGTTGGTGTTTTTACAGGAGATTGGAGTAAAGCTTGGGAAGGAATAAAAACATTCTTTACAGGTATATGGGAAGCAATAAAAGGCTTCTTTGAGACAATTTGGAATGCATTAAAAGGAATTGTAGAAACTTATATAAATATTGTAAAGGCACAAATTTCAACGGTATTAAATGCAATAAAAACTATTTGGGAAAATATATGGAATGGAATCAGTGGATTTGTAACAACAATTTGGAATGCGATTAAGACAGCAATAAGCAATGCAATAAATGCAATTAAATCTGCTATTTCAACAGTATTTAACAATATCAAGAATACAGTTTCAAATATATTTAATTCAATAAAAAATACGGCATCTAATATATGGAATACAATAAAAAATAACATAGTAAATGCAGTAACTAATATAAAAAATGGAATAGTGAATACTTTCCAAACAGCATATAACAAAATAACATCAATATTTAACAATATAGCATCATTCTTTACAGGAGTTTGGAACAGAGTTAGAAATACATTTAGTGAACTGGGAACAAAAATAGGTGACTCAATGAGTGGAGCAGTAAAAGCTGGAATAAATGGAGTTCTAAGGTCTGTTGAAAATATTGTAAATAAGTTTATTAAAATGATAAATGGGGCATTAGATGTTATAAACGCAATTCCAGGAGTAAATATTTCAAAATTAAATACACTTAATGTGCCAAAACTTGCTCAAGGTGGATATGTAAAAGCAAATACACCGCAACTTGCAATGATTGGTGACAATAAAACACAAGGAGAAATTGTTGCACCTGAAGATAAAATGCTAGATATGATACTTACAGCATTGAAAATGTTTAAGGATCAAGATGACAAGCCTTCTAATGGAAATGATGATGGAGACATTATTGTAAATGTAACAGTCGATGGAGAAATAGTTCAAAGGCAAATAAGGAAAAGAAATGATAGGCTCGCATTAGCAACTAATGGGAGGTGCAAGATATGAAATATAGTGGAAAATTATTAAAATTAAATGGAAAAACATTTGATTGCATAATAAGTTATAAATTGGGGAGAAACAAACTTTGGAGTTCTGATACAGGAAGAAATATGGCAGGAAGTATGAAAGGCTCTTTAGTAGGAAACTTCCCTAAAATTATGCTTGAAATTGAACCATTAGATGCAGAGGAAATGTCAGAAATAGAAAAAATACTTGATTCAGCAACAATAGAAGTTGAATATTATAACAATAAATATCAATGTACCTGTACAGCAGATTATTATGCAAATGATTATGAAGAGGACTTGCTAAGAATGGAAGATATGAAATATAAATCTTTTCCAGTTAATTTGATTCCAAATGAAAGGGAGGATAAGCATGTTAAAAACAAGTGATACATTTAAGCAAAAAATGAAAGTATATGGTAAACAGCTAAATATGCTTTTAAGCTTTGGAAAAACAACATTAGATAAGACTTATGTGAAAAGTGCTGAACCTTCAGTTAATGGAGAATTATTTACATCTGTAATGAGACAGCTTACATTGGAAATAGAAAATTATACTTCAATAGAGGTTGATAAACTTTTGACAGTAAGGCAAGTACATGAAAGCAAAGTAAGAAATATAAATAATTCAAGAGTGAAATATTTGGCAACCGATTTAAATAAATCCTATTCAGTAAAAGAAGTAGATGATATGGCTGTAGGAATGTTTTCATCTTTAAGAAATAAGTATTTAATTCAAAAAGAAAGTAGAGAAAACATTGCTTCAGCCTCTACAATAAATGTGCAATTAGGAGTTAGAACATCTGAATTTGAAAATTATGAATACATAGACTATGGAGAATATGTTGTATATGACAAAGAAGAGGTTGTTGATTCCAATTCAATTAAATTATATTTGTATGACCATTTAATAGATACTCATATAAAATATGATGATGATCCATTATCACTAGATTATGAAAATGGAGATATAACTGTAGCAGATTTATTGCAGGCGATATGTACAAAGTTTGAATTTAATTTAAAAACAAAAGTTTTTACTAATTCAGACAAAATAATATCTGAAGATAAATATTTAGGATTAAATCTTACATATAGAGATATATTGGATGAAATTGCAGCAGCTGCAGGTGGATTTATAAAAATATTTAATAAAGACCTGTATGTTGCTTATCCTACTGAAACAGGTGAAACAATTGACGAGAACGATTTAGAAAAATTAACCATTGGAAAGTTTATAGGTGCTTTTAATTCTTTAGTTTTAGGGAGATCACCACAAGAAGATAATATATATTATCCAGAGAACATAAAAGCTGAAGATAGAATTTCAGTTAGAATTGATAATAATCAAATAATGGATAAAAACAGGGAAGATTTTATTGTTAATATTTATGAAAAAATAAAGGGTCTGCAATATTATGCTTTTGAATATACCTCGTTTGGATTTGGGTATTTTGAATTTGGAGATATTGTTACACTAAAAAATTTAAAAAATGAAGAATTTAAAACAATATTATGAAACGATAAATTCAGGAATAAAAGAAAAATCATATACTGAAGAAACACAATACTCTGAAACCAAATATGAATATGCAACCAGTATTGAAAAAAGACTTACTAATACAGAAATAATATGTAACAAACAAGACAATCAAATAAAAATGATTATAGAGCAACAAGGAGAAACGAACAACAAAGTAAATTCAATATCAATGGACTTAGAAAGCACAGAAATGAAAATACAAAATGTTGAACACGACTCTAAGGAACAAATAGAAAGCTTAAAACAGACAATTAATGGACTTACAAACACAGTAAGTAATTCTGGTGGTGACAATCTTTTTTCATATAAAGCCGAAAATTTTGATGGAGATATTGAAGAATATACGGATACGGAAATAAAAAATAATTCTATAAGTGGCCTTGGCTATAAAATTAAAGTTGGAACAGCAAAACAAGTTATTCAAGTAAAAAATGGAATTTATAATGTAAGTTTTTCATATAAAAAACTTGTAGAGCTTGCAGGTGGTGCAATAGAAATAAACGACAAAAGATGGAAATTAGAGAGTACAGGGAATAAATTTATAGAAAAAGATTTTACAATAGAAGTTACATCAAATACGTTAGAATTTAGAATTTATTCAGATACAGCAGATGGTTTTATTCTAACTGACTTGATGTGTAATATAGGAAATACAAAACAAACTTGGTCACAAAATGCAAATGAAACTATTACAGACACAGTTCAAATAGGAAAAGGAATTAAAGTTAAATCTAGTACAAAAAATACTGAACTTGATGCTGATGCAGACGGAATAAGAGTTGTAAATACAAATACTGAAGAAACTGTTGCTGAATTTACTGATAAAGGCATGGAAACAGAGGAAATGGTAGTAAGAACAAAAGCACAGATTGCTGGTATGTTGGTACAACAAGTTGATTCTCAAATATGGCTAAGTAGTTTATTATAGGAGGAAAAGCAAATGGCAAATAGTGGTTCTTTTGGTACAGGCTCATATAGTGTTCGTTATTTAACCTTTAATTGGTGGATTAATGGACAGGATATAGGAGGAAATTACACTGATATAGGCTGGAATCTTGTTGGTTCTGGTGGTAGCACTACCAAATGGTATAAAACTGGAAATGTAAAAGTAGTAATTGATGGAGAGCAGGTATATTATAATTCAACTAGATTTAATTTATATAATGGTACAACTGTAGCATCAGGAACAAAAAGAATATATCATAATAATGATGGAAGTAGACAATTTAGTGCTTATGCTGAAGCTGGAATTTATACTGTAGCGGTTAATTGCAGTGGTAGTGGAAGTTGGTGGATTAACAATATTCCGAGATATTTAAATAGTTGTAATTTATATGCTTCAGCAAGTTATTTAAATACATTGCAAGTAAGTTGGAATTGTAGTCCTGCTAGAGATTGGACTCAATATAGATTAAATGGTGGAAATTGGATAAATGCAGGAGATGCGGTTGCAGCCAATAATCAAAGTGGATGGTTTAATATTGGAAATTTAAGTCCAAATACAACATATTCAATACAAACTAGACTAAGGAGAGCAGATAGTGGGTTGTGGTCTGAAAGTAATACAATTTCAATGACAACCAAAGATATTGCTAGAATAACATCTCCTGGAAATAATTTCAGTATAAATAGTGATAGCTCTTTAACAGTTCAATGTACAAATCCATCAGGAAATCAAATTGCATATTTTTTGGACTGTCCAAGTGGTACGAGAAGATTGACTTCAGGAAAAACAACAAGTACAAGTTATACATGGACAAAGGAACAAATATTGTCAATGCTGCAGTATTCTCCAAATAGCAATTCGATTTCAATAAAAGTAGGAATAATTACATACGGAAATGCAGAGTATTATAGTGAAAAAGTAGGAACTTTGAATGTAGTAAATTCAAATCCTACTTTTTCTAATTTTGTTTATGAAGATATAAATTCTAAAACAATAGCATTAACAGGAAATAATCAGTATATCATAAAGGGATATAGCAATGTAAGGGCAACAATTTCAACAGCCAATAAAGCTGTTGCAAAAAATTATGCTTCAATATCTAAATATAGATTTGTTATTGCAAGTAGTCAAGTTGATGTCAACTATTCATCTACAGCAAATGTACAAACTACTATAAATGCGGTTAAGAGCAATATATTTACAATGTATGCAATTGATAGTAGAGGTAATAGTTCATTGAAACAAATATCCCCATCAAGATACATTGATTACACTGCAATTACATTGAACAAAGTAGAAGTAATAAGAGAAAACGGAATTGGTTCAATTTCAACTCTTACATTCAATGGTTCTATATGGGAAGGCAGTTTTGGAGCTGTATTAAATGAAATAAAAAGTTGTACTTATAGATATAAAGAAACAACATCTAATACTTGGAAAACAGGAACAACCAATTTGAACCCTACAAGAAATGGTAAAACATTTAGTTTTTCAGGACAAATAAAAGGAGACTTAGAAGCCAAGGGATTTGATATCAATAAAAGTTATGATGTTGAGATTACTATATCAGATAAGTTAACAACAGCAACATACGATTTTATATTAGGAAGCGGAAAGCCAGGAATAGCAATAACAAAAAATGGAGTTGCAATAAATGGAATGTATAGAGAAAGCATTGGAGGAGCTTTACAAATATGGAATGGTGATGTGTATTTAGATGGAAAAAAAATAAATTTTAGTTAGGAGGATTTTAAAATGGCATTATGGACAAGCTTTTTAAATTTATTTAAATGGGATACTAACAATAGTGAAGACCTAGATTCAAATTTTGATGTTGATAAAGCATTAAATGATAACTGGACGAAAATAGACAATGGAATAAAGAAAGTTAGTGATGAAAAAGTTGATAAAGTAACAGGAAAGGGATTAAGTACAAATGATTATACAACAGCTGAAAAGAACAAATTAGCAGGCTTAAGTAATTATAATGATACAGCAGTAAAAAAAGATATTTCAACAAATAAAAATAATATATCAAAAAATACTACTGATATAACAACTTTAAAGGGAAATATAACAACTATAAATAATAAATTAGACAATATAGCTTCAACTAGAGGTCATATTTATACAATAAGAAGAAAAATATCAAATAATACATCTGCAGCTTGGGAAAGGTTAGATGATGCAGTAGGATTAATAGCAAATGCAACAAAAAACGGAGGGACTGTGCAAAACGATTTTGATAATCTTTCGCCTTGGAAGGATATCATATCATTTAACTTGGATCTGGAAACAGGAAAGAAAAAAGCATATTATGGAGATGCGGATTTTGCTTTTGATGGTAGCAATGGAGATGTATATACACATATCCCTACTTTTTGGATAAAAATATGGCAAGAAAATGATTATTGGTATATATCAATTGCTGATTACAACAAAGCTGATTATAAAGAAATTAAAGAATTTGATATTGCAAGATACTTAACTGGAATAGGAACAGATGGTAAATTACATAGTTACAGTGGATTAGCAGGGGCAGACTTTAAAAACATAAAACAATATAGAACATTAGTACAAGGCCTTGGAAGCGACTATTGCTTATTAGATTGGAGATATTTTGCTATACAGTGTTTATATCTAGTGGAATATGCAAGTTTTAATTCACAATCAACACTTGGAAATGGTTGTTCTGCTATGAGACATAATAACGGAGATGTAGCTTTACTTGCAGAATCTAATACTAATAGAATTATAGTAAATACATCAGCAGGAAATTCATTTGTAGTAGGCCAACAAGTAAGAATTGGGTCATACGATAGTGCATCATCTGTTATAAAAACTATAACAGCAATAAATAGTTATACTGAAGGAGAAACAAATGCAAAAGAAATTGTATTTGATGGAGACCCTATTGCTAGTATAACATTAACAACTACAATATGGACTTGTGTTCAATCAGCAGGTCAATGTGACTCATTAGGAATGAAATCAGGATGCTTAATAAATGATAATAAACACAATGTTATATATAGAGGTATAGAAGGAATACATTCAAATATATTTATGTTTGTGGATGGAATAAATATCAAGGATTGTCAGGCATACATTTGCTATGATCCAGCACAATATGTAAGTGATAAATTTGAAGCACCTTATGAAAAATTAGGATATGTAAATTCTAAAAAAGAAGGTTGGACAAAAGATTTAGGTTTTGACATGAATCATCCACTAATACAACTACCAACAGAAATAGGGGCAAATAGCAGTACAGGAACAACGGATTATTATTGGTGCTCTGCAGCTGGAAATAGGGTTGCTCGTGTTGGCGGTAATTCGAACGTTGGTACTTACGGTGGCTTGTGGTTTTGGTCTTTGAACTATGACTCTTCGAGTGCGTCTTGGACTTGCGGGGCTCGTGTTCTTAAATACCAGTAAAGTGGGGGTCTGGGGGCGACCAGCCTCCCAGCTAACCTAACTATTTTGTAGAGTAGTTATTTTTTTGTTTTTATTTTAGTATAATATTTGGCAATGGGATTTGATGTGTAGGAGTTCTAGCATTTGTTTCTCGTTTAGGGTTGCTCGTGTTGGCGGTAATTCGAACAATGGTACTAACGATGGCTTGTGGTATTGGAATTTGAACAATGACTCTTCGAATGCGAATTGGAATTGCGGGGCTCGTGTTTTTATTTTTGAAAATAATAATTTATTATTACACATCATTTTCCACAGCCCTTGCTGAAAATTAGTCGAACTGGACTGGCCTAGTAGTTTCTTTTAAATGAAAAGTCGGTAGACAAAAATAAGATAACCAGGAGTAAAAATGAAAACAGCTAAAAATATTTATCCTAAAATAATTGATAAAAACAATATATATAAAGCTATGCTTAATGCTTCAAAAGGTAAAAAACAAAGAGAAAATGTGAGTCAAGTAATAAATAATAGTGTATTTTATGTTGAGGAAATATATAAAAAACTTTCAACAAAAACATATAAACCAAAGCCTTATGTAGAAATGAAAATTCATGATGGAGTAAGAAAAAAAGAGAGAATTATATATAAACCATGTTTTTATCCTGATCAAATTGTTCATTGGGCTTTAATGCAACAAATACAACCACTTATAATGAAGGGAATGTATGAATATTGCTGTGGCTCAGTAAAAAATAGAGGAATAATGCATGGGATGAAATATTTAAAGAAAATACTTGTGAGAGATAGAAAAAATACTAAATACTGTTTGAAATTAGATATTAAAAAATTTTATCCAAGTATAGATAAACAAATATTAAAAAATAAATTTTTGCGAATTATAAAAGATAGGGACACTTTGGATTTAATAGATATTATTATAGATAGTACAGAAAGTGGAGTTCCAATACGGAAATTATACCAGTCAATGGTTTGCAAATTTCTTTTTACAAGACTTGGATCATTATATTAAAGAGGAGTTGAAAGTTCCATATTATTTAAGATATATGGATGATATGGTGCTATTTCATAGAAATAAAAAGGAATTGCATAAAATAAAAGACAAAATAGAAATATTTTTAAAACAGGAAAAATTGACACTAAAAGAGAATTGGCAATTATTTAAAGTTGATTCAAGACCACTTGATTTTTTAGGTTATAGGTTTTATAGAGGATATACTACTTTACGAAAAAGTAATTTTTTGAGAATAAAAAGAAGATACAAAAAGATTTATAAAAAAAATAATATTAGTTATACGGATGCTAGTGCATCTCTAAGTTATTATGGGTGGCTAAAACATTGCAATTCATATAACTTTAATCAAAAATATGTCAAACCCTATGTGGATTTGAACAAATGCACCACGGCAGGGGGGTGAACTCCCCGGTCTCCCAGTTCT